GAGGGACACAAAGCCTACAATGACCGCTGCGCTCCATTTATCCGCAGAATATATGAGGATATCGCAAGCAACGAGTGGTGGATTGCCGATAACCATACCTTTGATGTCATGGTAAGAGATAAGAATGGAAACATCCACAGACCATATTTAACAGCGTTCTTGGATGCCAGAAGCGGTATTTTTACCGGGTTCCATATTACCTACAATCCTTGTTCAGAAGCCACGCTGATAGCACTGCGAAAGGGCATCCTGATGTATGGCATACCGGATAACATTTACGTGGATAATGGTCGAGAGTTCCTGACCTTCGATATCGGAGGTTTGGGACACCGTAAGAAGAAACCGAAGGATGGCGAGGAGAAATTTGAGCCACCGGGAGTATTCAAGCGACTCGGCATCAACATGACGAATGCGATTGTCCGGAATGCGAAAGCGAAAATCATTGAGAGACGATTTGAGGATGTCAAGAATGACCTTTCAAGGCTCTTTAACACCTACACCGGAGGAAGCGTGGTCGAGAAGCCGGAGCGATTGAAATATGTTCTGAAGAAAGACCAGATTTACACGGATGAGGAATTTGAGGAGTATGTAACAGCGGTTCTGGAGTGGTATTTCAACATGGAAGCCTACAACGGAGCAGTGGAAGCCGACAAGGGAAAATGCAAGATGGATGTATTCAACGAGCACCTGAGCCGGAAACGTGTTGCATCGGCAGAGGAATTACACCTGATGCTGATGAGAAGCACCAGACCACAGCAGGTTACAAGAAGAGGTGTTCATTTGGATATCGGAGGCGGACGCATTGATTACTGGAATGATGATTTTGTACATCTGATGCTCGGAAAGAAAGTTTACTTCCGTTATGATCCGGAGGATCTGAGCGAGGTCAGAATTTACGATTTGGAAGACCGGTACATCATGTCGGTACCAGCAGACAACACCGCAGTTCTTTCCTACAATGCCAGCAAGGAAGAGGTCAAAGCTGCAATGGCGAAGACCAGAAGACTGGAACGTATCGCAAAGGAATACAAAGAGAGTGCGATTTTGGCAGAGGCGGACAGAATGACAGCAATGCAGCTTGTGCTTAGCAGGGCAGAGCAGAATAAAGCGAACTATCAGGGCAGACCTAATCCTTCCATCCTTGCGGTTCAGAGGGCAGACGAAGAGCCGGTATTCAAGAAGGTGGTCGGTGGTGCAGACCTTGATGTAATGAATAGAAATGCAGCCATAAGGCGAGGAGGTAAATGATGAGTAAACAGTACAACACACAGCTTCAGGAGCGTTTGGAGAAGTTTCTGAAAGACGAAAATTTGAGTCAGGCAAAGGCAGCTCCGATTCTTGGAATCAGTCAGGCAGCACTCAGCCAGTACCGCAGAAGTATGTATGACAAGGGCGATATTGAAGCCATTGAAAACAAGCTGAAGGAGTTCTTCCAGATTCAGGAGGAAAAGGAGCAGAACGCACAGAAAGCAGAGCCTTTCAGAACCAAGGCCTCTGCCGGTTACATACCGACAACCATCTCCGAGGAAGCGTACAAGTTAATCCGATACTGCCAGCTGGAGAAGGGCATCGTGGTAATTGACGGAGATGCCGGAATTGGCAAGACCAAAGCAGCAGCCAAGTTCCTGCAGGATAATCCTTCAACAACCGTTTATGTGAAGGCTACACCAAGCACCGGCTCCACCAGAAGCCTTTTGAAGATGATTGCAAAGACCTTAAAACTCCCTGAAAACCAGCGTACCGAGGATTTATCGGTATCCATTCAGGAAAAGCTCCGAGAGACGGATAAGGTTATCATCATTGACGAAGCACAGAACCTGAAATTCCTTACCTTGGAGGAAATCAGAGGCTGGGTGGATGAGGATATTTTTACCGGAAAGCCGGGTATTGGAATTGTCCTCATCGGTAACGTGGAAGTCTACAACAAGATGCTTGGAAAGCAGGAGGCGATTTTCGCCCAGCAGTTCAACCGCACGAAGCTCCACGGAAGATACCGCACATCGGATATCAGTAAAGAGGATGTGATTAAGTTCTTCCCGGTACTGCAGGAGAAAGGGATGCAGAAAGAAATTGATTACCTTTTGAGTATCAGCCACAGCAAATGGGGAATCCGAGGAATGGTCAGCGTATTCAACAATGCGGTCAACAACGAGGATATTTCCTTTGAAGGACTGGAAAAGATGGCTAATACAATGGGCATCCGTTTCATATAGGAGGGCTGATATGGAGATGTGTTATATCGTGACTGTTATATGCGTGACGCTGATTATTCTCGCGTGTATCGGTAATAAGAAAGACAAGAAGTAAGAAAAAGCAGGAGGTAAATGCAAATGAGAAACTCTAAAGGAAAGACCAACATTATTGTTGGCGCAGCTTCGGGGGCAATCCTGATGGCTTTGGTAATCTTGGTGGTATTCGGCTTGAAGACCGGCTTTGGTGGCGCACTGCTGGTGCTTCTGATTGTGACGGTATCAATGATGTTTGGCTGGATGTTGGGACTAAACCAGCGCATCCAGAGAAGAAACTGGTATTCGTACCTGCGTGGGTACCGAGAGGGAATATCCAAGCACACAACGATTATTGAGCATCCGAATTGCAGATGCACCTTTACGGTTGATGAGCGAGTCGGAAACATTCCGGACTTCCAGTAAGCCCGGAGCCGGGGCGAAAGCCCCTGCCTTAATGCAGCCACCGCAGGGTGATGGTCACAAGCCCATAAAATGCAGAGTGAGGTAAAACTGAATAGAAGGAGGATGGCATGAAATATCTGAAACGGTGTATCTGCTTTATCAAAGCGGTCAGAGACCTGCTGAAGCATGGGATTTGGATACCTCACGTTTACAAGGACACCTACGAGAAAGCCATTATCATCGCCACAGACCACAGTTTCCGGGTGGCGCAGGATTACCAGCACGTCCGGGGCGAATTGGTGTACAAGGATGCCTATTTAATCAGGAGCCGGTGCATCTATTGCGGTAAAGAGGATTTATCCTGGGCAGCTGATAGCAGGTATTTGGATTTGTAGATGAGCGTAATGGTAAATGCAAAGCAGGAGGTAATGGATGAACAGAAAAGTTACAGTCCGGAATTTCAGTACACTGACTTCTTCCGCAGCACTGATCCGTGCCGGGTTATACCTTGGAGGAGAAACGAAAACAGCTGAAGAGGGTGGGTTCCGGTTCAAAGTTACGGAAAACGAAAGACATGGCACGGTTGTAAAGGTTACGGAGGTGGAAAAGTGAAGAACGGAAAAAAGCCGACACTGGCACAGAAGAAATTCCTGCAGGAGAATGGACTGGCTCCGGAGAAGTGGCTGATTGTGAAAGACACTCCGGAAGAGATGGAAGTGGTCAGCAGGATTGCCCTGCAGAGGAAAAGTGGAAAAACAAAGGTAATCAGAAAGGCGAAGAAATGAGCGAAAAGACAGAAGTAAAGGTTCCGGAGGATATCCGGAAGGCTTGGGAAGAGATGCAGTTTTGTGCAAAGCTGCTCAGGGAAGGCAAAGCCAAGATAATGGTTGCAACCAGAAAAGACGGTACCAAATACCGTTACACAAAGCCGAAGTAAGGGAGGTGCAGCATGGTTTTAAGAGAAGAAATGTACTTTGAGCCAAGGACAATCAGTCAGTCGGGCAGTATCCGATGGTTCGGACAGACCTACACAGCACCACAGATGCTTTATCACACGGAGCAGACAGTCTATGTCAGAGACAATGGCAGGATGTTATTTATCTACGAATTAAGCAGTGACAAAATGTCCGAGGATGAGAAAATCGAAGCGGTATTTACACCGATCTGCAAGATTGAGAAACCGGACAAGGGACACCGCTACGGTAGGAAAATTACATAAGGGGCGAGAAGCCCCTCCTAATGCAGCCACCGCAAGGTGATGGTCACAAGCCCATATAAATGCAGAGTGGGAGAGGAGGACAGCATGATAGCAAGGATTGTGTGGACGATCCTGCGGTACCCGGTTGGAGCCGAAGTCGGCTTTGCGGATGAATTCATAACTGAATATCGGACTGTGATGGGATACCATTACGCTCATGGAGCCTTCTATGTGCTTTTCTCCGAAGGTAACATGGTACACATGAACCGGCTGGATGAGCTGGTTGTATCAGTAAAAATCAAGAAGGAGGAAACAAAATGGACGCAACAAAGAAAGTGACCAAAGGTGGCGGTATTACCCTTCCGAGAGGTATCCGTCAGGAGACCGGCATTCTTCCGGGAGTTCCGGTCAACATCAGAACAGATGAGGAGGGAATCCATATCTCAAAGCACGTGCCGACCTGCCATTTCTGCGGAACACCGGATGATGTACAGAAGGTCTGGAAAGTTGATGGTATCGAAATCTGCAGAAGTTGTGCTGGGAAGATTGCGGAGGTGTTTGAATAATGAGCGATATGGCAGAAATCAAAGCAAAGGCTGACCGATTGGTGGAGCTGACCAACCAGCAGACTGAAATCAAAGCGGAGATTGATGAAATCAAAGCGTGGTTCGAGAAGCTGGCAACGGATGACCTGAAGGACACCAAGAAAAAGACCATTGATTACTGGGGCAGCAACAATTCCAAGGTGGTGGTCGGAAACAGCGAGACTGTGAAGCCGATTTCCATGACGATGGTTAAGAAGCTGCTGGGTGATGTTTTTGGAGATTTTGTGAAAGAGGATACCACTTACAAAATGACAGAACCGTGCAAGAGACTGTTTACCATGATGTTCCTCGGCAATTATACCGAGGGAAGTCTGGATGAGACAATCAAGGCGATAACAGCTGATGAGAAAATCCAGCGCACACTGAAAAAGAAGCTGAAGGGCAAGTATGAAAAGGATACGGAAACCCTGATGAAGATGGTGGGACTTTCCGAGCAGGAGGCAAGCGACTGGGCATACATCGCAGCGGAAATTATCAACTGGGAATGGATGATGCAGGTGCTTAAGGCTGCAGAGTGGAAAGGAACACCGCAGGAGGCTGTTGAAATCATCAGAGCAGCCATTATTGTGGATGAAGGTATCAAGGTAACGGTGGAAGCTGAAAAAGCGGAATAACCGGAAAGGAGAGGCAGATGAGAACGATAGAGCAATTCCAGATCAGGAAGATATATGCCATCGGCAATGCGCTCGGTATCAAAGCCTCCGGAAGCGAGGATGAGCTCCACGCTCTGGTAGGTGGAGTGACGGGGAAAGACTCCATTAAAAGTCTTACATACAAAGAGGCCTGTGCAGTGATTGCACGTCTGGAAGAGTTGCAGAACAAATCTGCCTCTCCAAAGCCAAGGAGTAAAAAACCGAAGGAGCATAAGAGCAGACCGGGAGGAGTTACAGCTGGTCAGCAGAAAAAGATATGGGCTCTCATGTATGAGCTGAAGAAATATGATGAGGTACCGAATGATGTGCAGCTGGGCGATAGGCTTTGCAAAGTCATCAAAAAGGAATTTGGTGGAGATGCCATTGCCAAGAACCCTTTTGCATGGATTACATTTGAGCAGGGAAATAACCTGATTGAGATTTTAAAAGGATATGTGGCAAGTGCCAGAAAGAGAGGCGAGGCATAGTGGACTTGTTGGGAAAAGTGCAAATGGAAAATCTGGACGAGGAACAGAAAGCCCTCGCGGAATTGATTGGACTGGAGGCTTTTAAGAACCTTGTAAGGGCTTTTAATGGCACTTCAATCTACATTCCAAAGATTGAAAGTCTGGAGAAAACGGTTCGTGATGAACTGATAAAAGAGGAGTTTGACGGAGGCAATTATAAGGAGCTGGCTCTAAAATATGGATTGACAGAAACGTGGATTAGGAATATAGTTTTAGATAAAGCAAAGGAAATCAAAGCGAGACCGATTGATGGTCAGATGTCGATGTCAGACTTCCTATAATAAATTTATCTTTTCAAGTACTTTATTTTAATATTTGCGATTTAAGAGATACACTTGTGTTAAACACGCAGGTGTATCTTTTTTTGTTTGTGAGGTGAGAAAGAATGAGTGAATGGGTAATTACAACAGCAATCACATTGGGAATCGGTGTAATCACATATTTCCTGAAACGAACCATGACGCAGGTGGATAATCAGGGAGCCAAGATTCAGGAGCTGATAAATCAGATGTCAACCAAAGCAGACCAGAAAGAGCAGAGTGCGAAGCTGGAAGGGGATATCCGCCAGATTCGTGATGATTATACACCAAAGGAGATGCACCAGAAAGATTTTGATGAGTGCAGAAGAGATATCAAGGAAATCAGGGCTGAGTATCTGACAAAGGACGATTTTATCCGGGAGATGAACAAGATGGATAGAAAGCTCGACCAGATGTTAGACCTCATGCTGAAGAAATAGGGAGGTTAGAAAAAATGAGCAGAGAAACAGAAAGAAGACAGCTCCGAGCTGGCAACTTTATGATGAACAATGGCAGGGTGTTATCGACCATCAACCTGCTCCGTGAAAAGTACAATGCGCTCCGCAGCGTTGAGAAAGCGGTCAGCTATGAGGGCATTGAAAAGCAGGAATTTGTTGACAGCGTGAATTTCCTCGCAGAAGAGGGTTATATCCACTTGAGAGATATTAAGACTCACGAGGACGCATCCCTTGCGGATTGCGATTATCAGACGTTGGAAGCCAAAGTAACCGGCAAAGGCATCCGACTCCTTGGCGGAGGAATCTCTGATAATATGGTTGACCTTGGCGATTGATGATGGAGCAGAAGGATAGAAGACGCAGCACCGGCAAGGTGGACAGATTACCGCCAGAATTAAAGGACACCGTGGAGCAGATGCTCCTGACGGGCTGCACGTATAAAGAAATCGTTGCATTCCTGAAAGAGAATGGCGAGGAAATGTCTCAGATGGCGATTTGTACTTATGCGAAAAAGTACCTTGCCACTGTTGAGATGATTACCGTGGCGCAGAGCAATTTCTCCATGCTGATGGATGAAATGAACCGGTATCCTGATCTGGACACTTCGGAGGCTCTTATCCGACTGGCAAGCCACCATGTAATGAATGCCCTTACCAATGTGGATGAGGAGCAGATCAAGGAAGTTCCGATTGACAAGTTAATCCGAGAGACCAATGGTCTCATCCGAGCAGCAGCTCACAAGAAACGAATTGATGTACAGAACCGTGACAACTACGAAGCCGGACTGGAAGCGGTTAAGAGCCTTGTATTCGAGGCTATGGCGAAGGAGAATCCGGAACTGTACCGACAAGTCAGTGCATACCTGAATAAAAAGAAAAGCGAAGGACTGGAGGGATAAAAGCGATGTGGTATGTAATTCAAGTTATGACCGGCAAAGAAGACGATATCGCCGGGAACCTGAAAGAGCAGGGCATCAGGGCTCTTGTTCCGAAGGAAAATCGTCTGATTCGTACCGGAGGCTCATGGACGCAGCGTGAGTACATTTTATTTACCGGGTACGTGTTCCTGAACATGGAATACAATGCGGAGAACTATTACAAGGTTAAGGGTATTCCGGGAGTGATTAAATTCCTCGGTGACAGCAGAAACCCTTCAAAGCTTTCCTATCTGGAAGCTGAGTGGATTACCCTGCTGACCGGTGCCGACAACGCACCGATTGAACCGACAACGGTTAAGGCGCAGAGTGATGGTTCGTTTAAGGTTGTGAAAGGTGTTCTTGAAAAACTTGAAAACCGTATTGTCAAGTATGACAAGCGGAACCGCAAGGCAACATTCGAGATTACCATTTGCAACGAGAAGAAAGAAGTCCAGCTGAGCATCGTGCTGGAGGATGATGAAATTAAAGCTGCAGAAGCTGGAGAGGATGGTCAGCCGGGTGCAGCGCAAGCGGTTTTGAAAGAAGCTACCTGATAGTACACGGTTGATTCGTCCCGGTGCTGGATGCTGGCGGACATATCGAAAAGGAACTGAGCAGAAAAAAGACACTGGTTGGATGGCGAAGCCTACCCTTTCAGACCTTTCTCTGCCGGTTCCTTTTTCTGTTGGCTCAAATTACCGTTTAAAAACAGGCTAAACCCCTTTAAAATCGTTTGAATGATTAAAGTGGGGGAAATTATCGCTGAAAGGCAAAAATGCAAATATGGGGCAAATACGCGCCCTGAAATTTTATGGAAAGGCAGGTGGTGGATATGCGAGCTGGCAAAAAGGAAAGTATAAGCGTTCTGATCGGAGCGATGGCAGAGGCTGAGAGCAAAAGTTTCTATGATGAAACCGAGATGATTACAAGCGATTTAAAAAGCCTTTTAAATACCTTTTTGAAAAAAGACCAATCTCCGGCACGAGCACAGATTTTGAAAGATTATGAAGCCGGAGCACCGCTTACCGGAAAGGGCGGTATCCGTCAGAGGCTGGGTGCCATTGACATGGAGTTCTTCGGCAGGGCATACTTTCCGCACTATTTTTCCAGACCATCTCCGGAATTCCACCGGGAGCTGGATAATATTTGGCAGCAAGGAGTTTTGAAAGGAGAATACCCTATCACACCGGCAAAGGTAAAACAGATAAGCCGGATGAACGGTACCAAGCGAGTGGTCGCAGCTCCCCGTGGACACGCGAAGTCTACAAGCCTTACGTTCAAAGGAAGTATTCATGCCATAGTTTATGAATACAAGCATTATCCGATTATCATATCCGACAGCTCGGAGCAGGCTGAAGGATTCCTGGACAATATCAGGGTGGAGTTTGAAGAGAACGAAGCTCTGAGGGAGGACTTTGGAAATCTGGTCGGAAAAGTCTGGAGAAGCAACGTGCTGATTACCAGCACCAACATCAAGATTGAGGCAATCGGCTCCGGAAAGAAAATCCGAGGCAGAAAGCACAGAAACTGGAGACCAGACCTTTTGGTTCTGGATGATATTGAAAATGATGAGAACGTCCGGACACCGGAACAGAGAAAGAAACTTGAAAGCTGGTTTTTAAAAGCTGTTTCAAAAGCCGGTGATGATTACACGGACATTATTTATATTGGAACATTACTGCATTATGACAGCCTTCTGGCAAAAACCCTGAATAATCCGGGTTATAAAGCCATTAAATACAAGGCAGTCATTTCTTTTTCTAACGAAGAGGATCTCTGGAAGGAATGGGAGGAAATCTACACAGACCTTTCAAATGAGAACCACGAAGCCGATGCAAGGGAGTTTTTTGAAAGGCACCGGGAAAAGATGCTGGAAGGCACGGAGGTTCTGTGGGAGGAAAAGCTGTCCTATTATGACCTGATGGTTATGAGGCTGACAGAAGGCGAAGCATCCTTCAATTCCGAGGAACAGAACGAGCCTATCAATCCGGAAGACTGTATTTTCAATCCTGAGTGGTTTGAATATTACAATGAAGCGGAAATCGACTTCAAGAACCGGGACTTCTATTTCTTTGGTTTTGTCGATCCTTCACTTGGAAAGACCAAGAAGAGCGACTTCTCTGCAATCATTACACTGGCAAAGCACAAAGTATCCGGATATATGTATGTCATGGACGCGGATATCGAGCGCAGACATCCGGATAAAATCATCGCGGATGTTCTGGAGAAGGAGAAGATGCTCCGCAGGGATTATGGCAGGGGCTATAAGAAGTTCGGAGCTGAGACGGTGCAGTTCCAGTGGTTCCTGAAGGAAGAGCTGGCGAAGGCATCCGCAAAGGCTGGCTTGTATCTTCCAATCGAGGAGGTACCGCAGACCAGCGATAAGACAATGCGTATCCAGACGATGCAGCCGGATGTAAAGAACCATTACATCAAGTTCAATAAAAGGCATAAGAGACTGCTGGAGCAGATGGAGCACTTCCCGATGGGAGCGCACGATGATGGTGTGGATGCTCTGGAAGGCTGCAGAACGATTGCCAAGAAGATGAAACGGTTCCGGGTGCTGGATAAAGGAAAATTAGGATTGTAGGAGGTAACGGTCATGCCGGTTATTTACATGGACAGGGCTTCGATTGAAAGCCTGACAGAAAAAGATATCCGGGAGATTATTGATGAGAACAGCACGGATTTAAAATACGGAACGCTGCATGATTACTATGTGGGCAAGCACAAAATCCTTGGCGAAAGCAAAAAGGACAGCACAGCTCCGAACAACCGTCTGGTCAACAATATGGCAAAATACATCACGGATACCGCAACCGGGTACTTCGTGGGTGAGCCGATTGTCTATGACTCCCAGAATGATGATTACCTGCAGGTGGTGCAGGATATTTTTGATTACAACGATGAACAAGACCATAACATGGAGCTGGCGAAGCAGTGCAGTATCTGCGGAAGCTGCTTTGAAATGCTCTATCTGGATGAGGATGCCAAGATAAGGCTTGCGAGGGTTCCGGCTGCTAACGGAATTATGATCTGCGAGACGGACAGTGGTTTTTCTGCTCCGATGGCATTTATCCGAACCATTGTTTCCAAGGACAAGGACAATAATACGGTGCGTAAGGTTGAGTTCTGGAACTCCAAGCTGGTGATGCACTTCCGGTCAGTGAATAATGGGTACCTGAATCTGATTGCAGTGGAGGAACACTACTGGCAGGACGTTCCTTTTGTTGAATACATCAACAATGAGGAAAGGCTTGGAGATTTTGAAGGTGTCATTACAGAAATTGATGCCTATAACAAGGTGCAGAGCAACACCGCGAATTACTTCCAGTACAACGATGATGCGATTTTGAAAGTTTTGAAACTTGGTGATGTCAGCAGTCAGGATATTGCGGACATGAAGGAAAAAGGAGCCATCATTCTGGAAGACGGTGGAGATGTATCTTGGCTTTTGAAAACGGTTGACGATACCGCGCTGGAGAATTATAAGAACCGGCTCCGGGAAGATATACATACCGGAGCCAATGTGCCACATTTAAGCGATGAGTCCTTTGGTGGCAATCTCTCCGGTGTGGCGATTTCTTATAAGCTGTGGGGTTTGGAGCAGATTTGCTCCATAAAGGAGCGTAAGTTCAAGAAAGGCCTACAGCGTAGAATTGAGCTGATAACCAATATCCTGAATATCATGGGACACACCTATGATTACAGAGACCTTGTTCCGAAGTTCCGCAGGAACCGTCCTCAGAATGATATGGAAACAGCGCAGATCATCACGATGCTTGCGAATGACCTTTCGAGAGAAACCAGACTGCAGCTGATGCCGGGTGTTGAAAATGTCCAGGATGAGCTGAGAAAGCTGGAAGAGGAAAAGAACAAGGAGCAGGAGGAATTCGGAGTGTATCAGAGTTTCGCAAAGGCTTTTAGCGGTGCAGCTGACGGAACGGAGGCGGTAACGAATGAGCCAGAAGGAACGTAACGAGTGGATTGAACGAGCCAAGCAGAGGGTTCTTAGTAATGCCGAGATTACAGACCAATCCGTAAAAGAGATAATGTTTCTCTTTGATGAAGCAGCGTGGACGCTTGAAACGGAAATCAATGCCATGTTTCAAAAGTATGCCACGGAGAATGGGCTGACCAATGCAGAGGCTTCTAAGCTGCTGACCGGAAGTGAATATTCCCGGTGGAAAAAAGGAATTGAAGAATACCTGAAGGAAGCTGAAGGGGATTCCAAGACACTTCTGGAACTGAACACGCTGGCAATGAAGTCGCGGATCAGCAGGAAGGAGCAGATGCTTGCTACCGTTTACCAGACAATGATAACACTGTCGAGGGATACGGAAACGAAGCTGACGGATCTGCTGGGTGATATGTTCAAGACCAATTATTACCGGGGCTGTTATGATGTGCAGAGCATCCTTGGTGTTGGATTCAATGTTTCCAAGGTGGATGTGAAGATGCTCCAAAGGATACTGAAGCATCCGTGGTCTGGAAAGAATTACTCGCAAGCTCTATGGGAAAACACTGATAAACTTGCCACTCTCGCCAAGAGAGAGCTGACGATGGGATTTATGAATGGCTCCAGCGTACAGAAGATGGCAAAGGAAATCAATGATGTCATGGGCAAGGGACGCTATGCTGCAGAAAGGCTTGTCCGGACGGAGAGCAGTTATTTCTCTAATCAGGGAGAGCTTGCATCTTACCGGGAGATGGGCATTGCAGAATACACCTTCCTTGGTGGGGGCTGTGATGATTGTCTGGCTTTGAATGGTCAGGACTTTCCGGTGGATGAAGCGGAACCGGGACTGAACCTGCCACCGATACATCCGAATTGCAAATGCACCATCAAGGCGAAAGCCAAGAGGGATTTATTTAAAGACCGCGAGGGTGCTAATCCGCTGCAGGATAATCCTAAGTTCGAGGAGTGGAAGAAAAAATATGTTGACACTCCAGCTCCGGAACCTATAATAAAACTATCAGAGGATGAACAGCACGCAATAAACAGCTACATAAGCAGTGAGGCATACACATGGAATGACAAACTGAGAAGGGGAGTCAAACTGACGAAGGCAGAAAAGAAACAGATTAGTAATCTGGATTCAGCCCTTCAGAAGATGCCGACCTATCAGGGAGTGTTATATCGCTCCGTTTCTGATTTTGGAATACCTGATGTTCAGGAGTTTATTGCAGGGCATAAGCCGGGAGGCATAAAAAGTTTTCCGGAATTTTTTTCAAGTTCTACTGAGGTATATGATGACAGCTTCCCGATCCAGTATGTCATTACATCAAAGACCGGGCGCGATATACGGAAATTCAACTCTCAGGAAAAGGAGATTCTGTTTGAGCGTGATGCCATGTTCTATATAACCAAAGTAGTTGATAACGTGATTTACATGGAGGAAGTATAATGAGCAAGCCATATTCGGATAAACGGTGGAGTGATGCTCCCAAGGGGATGGACAGTGAATGTAATTCCTGCAAGAAATATTATGGTTTCGGAAAATGCGAGAAATATCCGGAGGGAATACCAAAGGAGAAATTAAAGCAGTCTTTTCCGGGTACCGGAAATTATAATAAAAAATATTGTGAACACAAGAGCAAGTAAGCACCCAGCCGGGTGCTTATTTAATTGCAAAAATATGGACTCAAGCACCTTTTAAAAGCGTTTTAAAGGGTGCTTTTGTTATACAAAAATTTAGACCAGGAGGTAAAAAAGATGGATGGAACAACCACCATGCAGAGTACTGAGCAGGAAGTTCAGACTACTGCAACAGAAACGCAGGGACAGCAGACAGCGGAAAGCACTCCGGAAAAAGTAAGTGCCCTCCAGAAGTTTATCAACGGACTTTTTGGCGGAGGCAAGGAGGCTGACGGTGCTGAACCTGAAAAGAAGGAAGACAAGGCTGCAGCGGAAGGAACTGCGGAAGAAAAGTCTTTCAGTCAGGCAGATGTAGATGCTGCCATCGAAGCTGCGAAGCAGAAATGGCTGGATGAAGCTGCGGAGGCAGAGCGCGTCAAGAAGCTCACTCCGGAAGAAAAGGCAAAAGAGGAGCAGGAGAAAAAGGACTCCGAGATTGCCAGCTTAAGAAGCCAGCTTTTGCAGAAGGAACTCAGAGAGAATGCAACCAAGGCGCTCGAAGCGGATGGGTTCCCGGTAGGACTTGCGGATGTGCTTGATTACTCCAGCAAGGAGCGCATGGAGGCAACTCTTGCGAATACCACAAAGGTATTCAAGGAAAGCCTTGCAGTAGCAATTCAGACCCGATTAAAGGGTAAGACACCGGAAGGGCTTGGTGGAGCTGCTTCTGCAGAAAATCTGATCAGAGACCAGATTGCAAAAAATATCAGAGGTTTATAAGGAGGAGAAAGTAAATGAATACCATTGAAACCGCAACAATTATTCAGAGCGAATTAGACAAGGCTGCTGTGGAGCAGGCTACTTCCGGATGGATGGAAGTGAACGACAAGCTGGTTAAGTACACCGGTGGTGCAGAGGTTAAGATTCCGAGCCTTGATATGGACGGAATGGCTGACTATGACCGCACCAGCGGATTTGTGCAGGGCAGTGTGAATTTTGAATATGAAACCCACAAGATGACTCAGGACAGAGGACGTGCATTCAGTTTTGACGAGAACGATGTGGACGAAACCAACTTTGTGCTGACTGCATCCACTGTGCTGGGTGAGTTCCAGAGAACCAAGGTGGTTCCTGAAATTGATGCATACCGTTACAGCACCATTGCAACAAAGTGTATTGCAAAGGGCAGAGCGTCCGGAGGCTATACCGCTGAAGAAGCAACTATTCTCCAGAAGCTCTACTATGACATCGCAGCTGTTCAGGCAATTGTAGGACAGAACACACCGCTTGTTATTACCATTGATTCCATGGTGGCAGCAATCTTAAGTATGTCCGAGAAGTTATCCAAGAAGCTGGATGTAACAGACTTCAAGCAGGGAGATGTAACTCTCAAGGTTCGCAGCTTGGATGGCATCTATCCTTTGATTCCGGTAAGTTCCGACAGAATGAAGACCGAGTATCTTTTCAAGGATGGTGTGACTGCAGGTCAGGAAGCCGGTGGTTTTGCTCCTACTGAAAACAGCAAGAGTATCAACTGGATCATCACTCCGAGAAAGGCACCTATCGCAGTTTCCAAGACTGACAAGATGAGAATCTTCGATCCTGAAACCAACCAGAAGGCAAGAGCATGGGCTATGGATTACCGTAAGTTCCATGACCTCTGGATTCCTGACAAGAAGGTTGAACAGTGCTTTGTAAACGTGAAAGAAGCGTTAGCATAGGGGAAGGAGTAAACCATGGAAAAGATTAAGTTAAAGAGAGCGAATGTGATTAAAGAGGTTGATTCCGAGGACAGAGCCAAGGCTTTAGAAGCCAAAGGCTTTGTCAGAACGGATGGAAAGTCTGCCAAGGCTCCTGCAGGTAAGGGTGATGCCGACAAGCTCCAGAAGGAACTTGCGGAAACCAAGGAGAAGCTTCAGGCTGCAGAAGGCAAAGCCGAAGCAGCCGAGAAGGAGCTGGAGACCGTGAAGGCGCAGCTTCAGGAGGCAGAAAAGAAAGCACAGGCCTTGGAGACTGAACTTGAAGGAACCAAGGAACAGCTGGAAGCAGCTGTTAAGCAGAATAAGGCTGCAGGTAAAAAATAAGGAGGAGCTGCCATGACAAAGGAGCAGGAGGACTGGCTGGTAGGAGAAGTGATGGACAGTATGAAAATGTCCGAAGCGGAAGAACGGTCAGCCCGAAGGTATGTCAAAAGAGCAGTGGACAAAATCCTGATTTATTGCAACCGTGAAGATTTACCGGAACAGCTTCTCAGCACTGCAGCGCAGATTGCTGAAGATATGCTGAAGGCTGATCTGGTAAAGACCGGCGAGAAGGAAGTGGCGAGTATTGATCGTGGTGATACCGCCATTTCTTATCGTGACGGAAGTGGTAATCAGAAAGCCACTGTTGATTTTATGAAGGACTATGAAAAATCCCTTAACCGTTTTAAGAAAATGAATCTGCCGAAGGATTTGGCAAAATGACAGAAGCTGATATCCTTGCAACAACATACGAAGATACCGTGACCGTTTACAGAGCTTTCAAAGATACCCTTCCGGGTGGAGAAAGTGTTTTCAAAAGCGGTCTGGATGGAAAGGTTGTGTATGAAGATGTGGAATGCGCGTTGTCTACACACACCGGTGGAAAGCTGCAGCAATCAAAATCTACTGCGAAAACAGAGACTTCGTTCTGCTTGTTTACTCGTCCGGAAGTCGATATCCAGACCAATGATTTCCTTGTGATCACGCACTTAGGAAAGAAAATTGAAGCGGTTGCAGGTTTTCCTGAGTGCATGAAGTCCCATAATAATATCCCGGTCAAGCTGGACAAGGAAACTGTCTAATACTGAGTATAAGTTTGAAGGGCTGGACGAATGGGAGAAGCGTCTCGCGCAAGCCATAGAGAGCCAATACCCGGCTGAGTTCCGGGAGATGGTCATTGACTTGGCGGTTCAGCTGCAGGGAAAGGTCAAAGACAATACTCCGGTAAAAACCGGACACCTCAGACGTGAGTGGCACGTTGGCAGCATAGAGCAGAGAGGTAATGAGTATTACATTGAGGTCTATAACAACGTGGAATATGTTGAGCCGGTGGAATACGGACATCGGACGCGAGGTGGAAAGGGCTTTAAGAAAGGAGCCCACATGATGGAACTTTCCCTTCAGGAAGTACAAAAGCACCTGCCCGGTTATCTCCGGGAGTGGATGAATGACTTCCTGAATACCCATGAACTTTAGGAGGTGGACTATGGAGCATCCGATTATCCAGATAAAAAATGCAATCACAGCATTGCTGAAAGGGATTGATCCGGATACCGATGTCTTTTACGAGGAAATAAAAGGCACGGAAGAAAAGCATGGGCTTAATGAGCCGGAAACCTATTACTTCGTAGATATTATCCCGAATGGAAACAAAACGGTTGACAGATTCTTTACGGATGTGGGGATTTTGGTGGATATTGCCTACCACGAGAAAAGCGAGAGCAATACCGCCTATTTGATTAAAGGGGCAGAACTTGATGCGGTTGTGCGCCCGGTGTTCAGTTTTGGAGACCGGCATATAACCATCAATGATGCCAGTATGAAAGTATCAGACAATGTGCTGCATTACAGTTTCGCCATCAACTTCCGTCAGGCAAGGGAGCAGACGAATGAGTTTGAAACGATGGGTGAGCTGGAAGTGGCTGTTAGAAAAGGAGAGTGACTTTAAATGAGTTTAGGATTACCGAGTTTCAGCATGATTTTCAGTGGAAAGGCAGTGTCCGCTATTGAAAGAAGTGCAAGAGGTATCGTTGCGATTATTCTCACGGACGGTACCGAAGGAGGAAAGGAACTGAACATCTACAAAAAGGTGGATGAGGTTGATTTTGAGAACTGGACAGAGAAGAACTATAACTTCCTGAAGTTGGTGTTCGCAGGAGCTCCGTCTAAGGTTATTGCAATCCGAAGAGCAGAGAATGCGGAGGGTTACAACGCGCAGCTGAAGAAGCTTAAGGATTTGAAATGGAATTATCTTACTATTCCGGGACTTGAATCTGCGGATGTCACAACGATTTCTGCATGGATCAAGCAGTACCGCAATGATGAGAGAAAGACCTTCAAAGCGGTTCTGGCGCATTGTGCCGGTGATCATGAAGGTATCATCAATCTTACAACGGAGAATATCTCCTCCACAATTACCAATGCAAAGCATACTGCAGCGGAATATTGTGCGAGAATTGCCGGTGTGCTTGCAGGGTTATCCCTTGCGAGAAGCAGCACATATTTTGTGCTGGATGATATTTCCGAAGCAGAGACACCGGATGATCCGAATGAGCGCATCGATGCCGGTGAGCTTGTAATTATCTTTGATGGCAAGAAGTACAAGATTGGTCGAGGTGTCAACAGCCTTGTAACCTTTACTGCAGAAAAGACGGAGGATGTCCGTTTTATCAAGATTGTAGAGGGCATGGACTTGTACATGGATGATATCAGGGAAACTTACGAGGAAAGCTACGTGGGCAAGATTATCAATGACTACGATGGCAAGCAGATGTTTGTAGCAGCCATCGGTGCTTACCACAAGGGACTGCTCGGCAACGTGCTGGATAAGTCCTTTGACAATACGGCTGCGATTGATATTGAAGCCCAGCGTACTTATCTGGAGAGCAAAGGCACTGACACTTCCGAGATGGAAGATATCGCGGTTGCCAAGGCAAACACCGGCACAAAGGTGTTCATTGCAAGTAATGTAAAATTTGTGAACGCAATGGAAGATTTGAAAATGAATGTCAATATGTAGGAGGTAGACGGACATGGAAGGTATCAGAGGAAATAAAACGCTCTCCGGAACATGGGGAGAGCTCTGGATCAATGGCGAGAAGATTTTTGAATTCTCCAAGATTGAATTAAAGGTAACTGCCAACCGTGAAGATGTGCAGCTGGGCATCGATGTGGACAGCAAGATTACCGGTCTGAAGGGCGAAGGTTCCTATACCGTGAAAAAGGTATATACCAGAGCGAAGGAGATTTTGGAAAACTGGAAAAAGGGCATGGATGTCCGTGCGGAGGTTATCGCAAAGCTGGCTGATCCTGATGCAGTGGGCGGTCAGATTGAACGCTGGGCTTGTGACAACGTATGGCACAATGAGCTTCCGGTTGTAAACTGGGAAAAGGGTGGAATTATCGAGGAAGAAGTTTCTATCGGATTCACACCTTCTGATTTGCAGAATTTGGACGCTGTTGCGTAGGAGGATAACATGGAAAAGCAGAAAGATGATATTTTCAAAGCCTTTACCGCGAAGGCTGTTCAGAGATTAAAGGATAAGAAGGTCAGAAAATACAAAACACTTCACGTGCCGAGTATTGACCAGAATATTAAAATCCGCAACCTGGACTATCCGGAGATTGTGGAATGTACGGAGATCAGTGATGAACAAGATCCGAATGCATCTGATAAGTATTGCATCTACCTTGCGGTGGTAGAGCCTGATTTAAAGGCAGTTGCAATGGAACTGAAGGAGCAGGGTGAGATTAAGACTTATCCGGAAGTGGTTAATATCTTCGAGATGAGCGAGATTACAGATATCGCTATGGAGATTATGAAGTTGTCCGGTGTTATCGGAAATAAGAAGGTAACGGTTGTTGAAGAGTTAAAAAACTCATAGACCAAGACGGTGACAGCTATTTCCTGCACTATTACGTTCAAAAGGGTTTCAAGCTGGAGTATCTGCTCCAGCTTGGAGTTGAGAAGAAATGCTTTTATTATGCATCCATGCTAAAGAGCATCGAGGAACGTGAGAAACTGTTTTCGGAAGTTGGAGGTGGTTAAATGGGTGTTGTAGGAAGTATTTCCATCCGGGACAATGCCAGCTCTGTGCTGAAGAGCGTCCGTCAAGAACAGACCGCCCTCCGGAAAGATGCAGCTGAAACAAGGAAAGAGCTGCAGCGTGCTTGGGATAAAACTTACACTGCGAAGGTCGATACTGCTTCAGCAACAAGGAAGACGGATGGACTAACCGGGAAGGTAAAGCAGTTAGGAAAGAAAGTTGTATCCCCGGTTATCAAGGCGAAGGACGCAGCCAGCGCGACAATAAGTAAGGTCAGCAATGGCATTAAGACGGTTGGAAAAAAGGTGGCATCCCCGGTCATTAAGATTAAGGATTCAGCCACCTCGAAAGTAAAATCGATAAAGAATGCGATTACGGGGGTGGCGAAGAAAGTAACCACTCCCGTTATTAAATTGAAAGATGCAATCACTTCCAAGGTTACAAAGATAACCGGGAAGCTGAAGGCGATAGGTGGGAAGATATTTTCACCGATAGTAAAGCTCAAAGATGCAACAGCAAGCGGTATATCAGCCATCAGCAGTAAGTTAAAGACACTGGCTGCTACGGTGGCGATTCCGGTAACAATAGCTGCCACTGCAGTTGTTGGTGGTGCGGTAACGGAAGGAGCTGCGCTGGAGCAGAGCATTGGTGGTGTAGAGACCTTATTCAAGGATAATGCCGGAGTGGTTAAGGCAAATGCGGATGCAGCGTTTAAGACTGCAGGCTTATCTGCGAATGAATATATGTCTCAGGTAACGAGTTTCTCGGCATCACTTTTGAGCAGTTTAGGCGGAGATACCGCCAAGGCTGCGGAAGTTGCAGACATGGCTATGATTGACATGGCGGACAATGCTAACAAGTTCGGTACCGATATGGAGGCTATCCAGAATGCGTATCAGGGATTTGCAAAGCAAAATTACACAATGCTGGATAACCTTAAGCTGGGATATGGCGGTACGCAGGAAGAAATGCAGAGACTGCTTCAGGATGCCAGCAAGATATCCGGTGTCAAGTATAACATCAGCAATCTGTCGGATGTTTACAGTGCAATCCATGTTATTCAGAATGAGCTTGGAGTAACCGGCACAACTGCAAAAGAAGCCGGTCAGACCTTTAGTGGTTCCTTCTCAGCTATGAAAGCAGCTGCTAAAAACCTTCTTGGAAATATGGCGATTGGTGGAGATGTAACTGGCTCCATGGAACAGCTGGTAGAAAGTGCATCTACATTCTTATTTGACAATGCAGTTCCGATGATCGGGCGCGTTGTCTCATCGCTGCCGAGTGTCATTAAAACCGGTATCAAAAAGTCGGTACCGAAAATTAAGGCTCTCGGAAAAGATATCGTGGTCGGTTTGAAGGATGGTCTGAAAGCCATGTTCCCTTCGATGGCTCCGGTAATCGAGAAAGGATTCAATGCTGCTATTGCAGCGGTTCCTGAATTTATTTCAGGCATTAAAAATGTGGTTGCTACAGTCGGTTCTCTGGCTGCAGGGTTCGCCCCGGTATTACCACAGCTTGTTTCGTTTGGTACCGGAATGGTCACAACCATCCAGCAGGTGGTTGGCGCGTGTGTTCCGGCATTGACCAGCATCATCACTACGGTGCAGACAATGCTCCCGGTCATTTTACCGGTAATCCAGACGGTGGTTTCCACGATAGGAAATATCATCGCACAGGCCTCTCCGATCATCGCTGGACTGGTCGAGGGAATCGGAATTGTGGTTTCCGCACTCGCTCCGGTATTCAGTACAATTTTCTCTGAAATCGGAGAAAAAGTCGGCAGTGTCCTCTCTTTTGTAGGCGAGCGGATGGGCTTCATTCAGGAGGTAATCGGCACTGTGGCTCCGTTGATCGGTGACATCATCAGCACAGCTTGGGGTGTAATTTCTCCGGTCATTGACATTGTGATCAGCGTATTCGAGATACTTTTCAGCGTGGTGCAGAAAGTATTCCCTGGCATCCAGAAAGTACTGGAAACCGTGTGGGGCATCGTGAAACCACTGGTCGAGGGAATAGGCAGTGTCATTGGCGAAATAGCCGGATGGTTCGGCTCTGTGGCGGATGCAATAACCGGCTCCGGAGGAGATTCGGGTTCCGTAGGAAAGAATGCGGAAGGTGATAATAACTGGAAAGGCGGTCTGACTTGGGTTGGTGAGAAAGGTGCCGAGCTGGTTGACTTACCAAGAGGTTCCAGAATATTACCACACAAAGAAAGTGTTTCCCTGACAAAGCAGGGCAGCGGAGTTGTAAAAAACAGTGCTGCCAATATTACACAGAACACGGTTGTATCGGGAGGAAGTCAGGATATGGCTCCGGTCATTATGTTGCTTACCAATATTGATACCAACCTGAAGGTGTTGATTGATAAAATTAGGGGCAAGGAAAGCAGACTGGAGGTTCCGGGTTCTGGAAAGACCAAAGGGAATGCAAAAGGATTTGTTGGCAGCATAAGCGTTGCCATCGCAAAACTGGCAGACGAGATTATCGTCCGTGAGGACGCGGATATTGATGAAATCGCTGACAGAGTTGCAAAGAAAGTTGTAGAAGTAGTTGTAAACATGGGTTAGGAGGTGGTCGGATGAAAACCAGAGTAATTGAATTAAGCGTAAACAATCGGAAGGAAGTCATTGAACTTCCGGTCAATCCGGCTGTGGTGGAATTCACGGAAAAGCAGTTGAATCAGGCAATTACCCTCCTGAACATTGGAGAAGCCAATCTGCCGGGAGAGCGCGGACTTAAATACACTAAGTTGTCGAGCTTCTTCCCGTCAGAGAAGTCTCCGTTTTATAAGAATGCGAACAGAAAGCCAAGCAAGTATGCAGCGATACTTCAGGAGTGGAAAAATGCAAAAGCAGTGGTTAGGGTGATTGTTAGTGATATGAATATCAACCTCGCCATGCTGATTGATGATTTTACTTATTCCATGAAAGAGGGCGATGAGGATATCTATTACACCATATCGCTTTCCGAGTACAGAACTTTGAACGTGCCTTCGGTTCAGATCAACACGAAAGTCCGGAGTAATGGTTTATTGTCGAGACCGGAACCGGCTGCAGCTGGTGGCAATTATACCGTAGTGGGTGGAGATACTCTTTGGGGTATATCAAAGAAACAGTACGGAAATGGAAGTTCGTATCCTAAGATTTACAGTGCAAACAGTGGAACGATTGAAACGAGTGCCAAGAGCCACGGAAAGTCCAGCTCCGACAATGGACACTGGATATATTCGGGTGATGTGTACACGATTCCGGCATAGGTGGTGTTGATATGAAATTACTGACTGGAGGAAAGGATATCAGCGAGCTCATAGAGCAGATTAAATGGGCTGGTGACACAAAGCAGGTCGCACGTACAATTCAATTCACGATTGCGAAAAATAAGAAAGACAAGAACTTCCCCACGGTTGTCATCAATGAAGGTGATGAAATCATCATGCAGGATGGCAATGGGAAGCCGATCTTTGGCGGTATCATTTTTGATATTGATAAGGGTGCCAGTTCCAAGGTGGAAACCTATTTGGCATACGATTTGATGTTCTACATCAACAATTCCGATGTGAATAAGCTGTTTGACGGAACACCGGAAACGATAGTTCCGGAGATATGCACAGAGCTTGGAATTGAATGTGGAACGATGGCAGCAACCGGAGTCAATATTTCTTCCATGCCTTGTTTTGGCAAGAAAGCCTATGAAGCCATTATGATGGCTTACACAGCTGCAGCGAGGCAGAATGGGAGCAAGTACATTCCGTTGATGACCAATATCAACAAAGTGAGCGTGCTGGAGAAGGGAACGCTTTGCGGAGCTGTTATGACCGGGGATTACAACCTGATAGAAGCCACCTATAAAAGCACCCTTCAAAAGCTCGTTAATAGGGTTTTAATAACTGATAAAAATAACAATGTCATAAACACAGTGGAAGATGCAGCTTCGATTCAGAAGTATGGTCTGGTGCAGAGGGTTCTGAAACAGAACGATGGAGAGGATGCTACAACAGAGGCAAAGAAGATGCTGGTAACGATTGAGTCATCAGCAACGGTCTCCGGAGTTCCGAATGATTTCCGGGCGGTGTCCGGATATTCCATCATCGTTCAGGAAACCGACACCGGGCTTTATGGTCAGTTTTACATTGAAAGTGATACACATACTTTTTCATGTGGAAAGGCTCAGATGGATCTGACGCTTGCATTTGAGAACCTTATGGATGAAAAGGACATTGAGCAGACTTCATAAAGGCAGGAGGTGGAAACGATGGGAACCAACAGAAATATAGTGGATATGGTTGAGGCTATCCGGAAGGGCATGGGTAAGAATGATAATGCCGGCGGAGTGGATGGTATTTATATGGCAGATGTATTGTCGGTAAAGCCACTGACTATCAAGATGCACAATCTGTCTATTACCAAGAATCTGTATATCAATCCGGCACTGATGCTGGATGCTTCGGATAGCGGAGAAGATATCAGGAAGCCATTTATTACACCTTTTGAACCGAGGGAAGCATACGAGTTCCTGAAGGAGTTCCATGAGAAGTATGTGCTTAAGAAAGGGGACACGGTTGTGGTATGCATGACCGGCTCCTCTTTTTATATTGCAGGAAAGGCGGTCAAAGCATGAGTATTTTTCCTTTTATTGATGCAACTGACACAAGTACCGAGACAACTGATGAACTGCCAATGCTTAAGGAATATGCTTATGACTTCGAGAAAAATGAGCTGCTTCTGGATGAGGAGGGAAAGACCTACTTGGTGGAAGGTAACGAAGCTCTCCGCATCTGGATATTTAAGGCTCTATTTACGGAGCGTTGTCATTACACTGCGTATTCCTTTGCGTTTGGTTCCGAGATTCAGGATCAGGTGATTGGACAGTCCATGAATGTGGAAATTGTTAAACTGGAAATAGAACGCTTTATCATTGAGGCTCTTATGGTAAACCCTTATATAAAGCGTTTGGATAATTTTGTTTTTGAAAATACTTCTACCGGAATGACAGTCAGTTTTGACTGCACCAGCGTGTATGGTTCGGACACCATTCTGGTACCGGTGAGGGAGGTGAGAGTGTAATGGATTTTAGTGCTGAAGGAATACTGGAAAGGATGAAGGCATCGTTAAAAAACGAAGATACCAAGATGGAGGGCAGCTTCTCCATGGATAATCTTCAGGCTGTGTCCGAGGAACTTGCCCGGTTCGATTCCATGAGGATTATTCCTCTGATGAATACCCTGACGGACAAAGAGGACGATATGGGTACCAGCGGAAACGAAAGGCATTATGTGAGATGGGCAAAAGAGGCTACGGATGAAAATGGCAATGCCATCGTGGGAAATGCAAAGGTGGACGCACCGAGGGATGGAACCGGGCTTGTGTCGGTTGCGATTCTGACGGTGGATGCAAAGCCACCTACAGCGGAGCAGATAAGAATTGTCCAGGAATACATAAACAGTATGCGTCCGGTTGGAGCAAATCCGGTTGTGTCAGCTGCGGAAGGTATTCAGGTATCTATTATCTGCAGTATCGTGAAAATGTCTGGATACACCGAAGAGACGGTTAAGGCACAGATCAGAAGCGCGGTTGAGAATTATTTCACTCAGATAGCTTTCCAAAGCGGAACGGTATCTTTGAATTATTACAAAATCAGTAACATCATCAGTGGAGTGGATGGTGTGAAAGAAGTGGGAAACCTGAAGGTCAATGGGGCGCAGGATTCCATTATCGCAGAGTACAATAAGTATTTTGCACTGCAGGAGCTGATAGTCAATGTCACTGAATAACAATCAGATGCTTCCGGCAAGAGTCCGCAATATGAGGCAGATGAATGATGTGCTGAATGCAGAGGACATCATTCTTGCTGAAATAGAGCAGATAATTGATGAAATGTACCAGAGAGCATCCTTACTCCACGAGGAGCTGGTCAATGAAGCGTGGCTGGAAAGCAAACTGGCAGAAAGAACCGGTGCAAAGGTTGATGTAACCGGTTATGCAGAACAGCTCCTTGCAGAGTTCGTTCTGGATGTAAGCGATGTAAAGGACATTGATATGCAGGATGTCCGAAAGTTCATAAATAAGTGGTTGCCAGCGCATCTCATGTATAAAGTTATCCTGCTGCTTGCGTATGAAGTGGAAAGTGGCGAGACGATTGACATGGTAATGATGAAGCTTGGATATAGTTCGTTCTTCTGGAGAGTGAGGACGTTGGATGGAAGTTGGCTGCTGGATGGTAGTTATGATCTGAATGTGGTTCTGAAGCCGGATGCGTGGGGATTACGCTATGATGGTGGCACGAATTACATTGTGGAGGACTTCCTTCATTCGCTCGGCATCCGGATGAGGAATGTTCAGGAAGAAAAGCTGGTACCAATAATGCTGCTTGGCTGGAGCTCCTTGTTCTGGGCGGTACGCACGGTAGATGGAACATGGAATACAGATGGTTCCATACTGCTGGATGCGATACGAAAGCAGGACAGATGGGGCAGTGTTATGGCAGTGGGCGAAACGCATCTGACAAGTGGTCATCGATGCGGAGTAGTAACGGTCAGGGATTTGTGGCTGCTGGATGGCAGTTATAAATTAGATGGAACTAAAGTTTTAGATGCATTAAACGAAAAGGAGGACTTGTAACGTGACAGAAAATCAGATCATTACAGTGGCAGCACGTAAGAAAATGCTCCGAGCGAGAGCCGGGGAAATCCAGCTGCCAAAGATAGCCGGGTTCGTCTTTGGTGATGGAGGAGTGAATGCTGCAGGAGATATCATTACTCCTTCAGAAAAGGATACCGGCTTAAAGCATGAGGTATTACGAAAGCCTTATGATTCGTACAAGATGCTCAACGATACCACCTGCAGGTACGAATGTACCATAGGAGAGGATGAGCTTGCCGGTGTGAAAATCAGTGAAATTGGCTTGTACGATAAGGATGGCGATGTGCTGAATGTGAAGCATTTTTCTGCGAAGGGAAAAGATGCGGACATGAGCATGACATTCTGGATGGATGATAGTTTTTAGGTGTTAAAAATGGAAATAACGTAATACGTTATTTTCTAACAAAATAAGCAAATATAAAACCGAATGTGTTATATTATGCTGGAAATCGGAGGAAAAATAACGGTGGCGAAAATTACAGCAAGTACCAATCCTGAATTAAAGCTGGAAATGGAAGCTATGGATAGAAATACCCCGGCACACTTTTCCCAGTTTAACGAGCGAAACCAGCAGCTCCTTGATAACGACAAGGCCTTGTCGGAAGAGATGACCGGCAAAGGACTGACAGTGGTGGATGGCTGCTTATGTGTAGAATATGAAAGCGAGGATTAAGAAAGATGGGTAGTAAGATACAGAAACCAATAGCACTGGATGAGACATTAAAGCAGGTGGTGCAGAAGCTGCACACACAGAACCTTTTGCTTAATGTTATGGCTGGAGAAAGTCTTGAGGCTACAGAAACAATGACCGAGATTCGCAAGATTGTGCAGAATGGTCATGCCCAGGATGTATTCAATATCGGTGACCAGATTGTGGTACCTTGGACGGACAAAGCAACCGGTCAGGTTTATAATGCGGTTCTGAATGTTGTGCATTTTGGAAATGTAACATTAAAGGACGGTTCCGAAGTGCCGGGAATGTATGTCCAGTGGCATTACGCGACACCTTTTGGTGTGTCGTTTGATAATTACGAAGCGTTTTATTACGCAGAGCAGGAATTACCTGCAGGAACTTATTATATTACAGTCGGTGCGACTTGGGGCAATAACTGTGTGAAGGATGCAACATACCACTTCACGCTTACACAGCCGGTACCTGCAGGTGGTCAGTTATCCGGATTCAGAGGAATGCCTGATCAGGCTGCTGCTAACTGGAAAGTATATTCTTATGCAAGCACAACTGCAAAAGATCCTATTGAAACTGTGAGTGTCACAGCCGGTGCGGAAGGTACCTCTTTGGGAACCTTATTACCTGCTGGTGATGGTACTTTAAACAGCCTTCACAGAACCGCGTATGGTTCTAATAGATGGAGCCAGAGCGCAATTCGTCAGTGGCTGAACAGTGAAGCTGGTATCGGTGAGTGGTGGACACCACAGACTAATTTTGATCGTCAGCCTGATCAGCTTGCAACGAAGGCAGGATTCTTAAGTGGCTTTGATGAGGAGTTCTTGTCCTGCATCCAGCCGGTTAAGGTTACAACAGCCTTAAATACAATTACAGATGCAGAAGATGGAGAATCGGAAGATACTTATGATATGGTATTCCTTCCTTCTCTTGAACAGATGTATTGTAATCCTCAACTTAAGGGTGTTGAAGGCGATTATTTTGAATACTGGAAGCACGCTTCGGAATTAGCAGAACCGATGGCACAGTACGGTACATATCCGCAGGTGAGAACATACGCGATTGAGAACCATGCAAGTGCGCAGACCGTCCGCTTGCGCTCCGCTAATCGTGGTAACGCGAGCACCACGTGGTACATCAACTCCAGCGGTCACGTCAACTACAGCCACGCGGTCTACGCGTATCGCTGCGCCCCGGCTTGCGTAATCTGCTAATCCGGCAATCTCGGACGAACACCTTCGTCCGAGTAAAGCAATCCCGGACGAACACCTTCGTCCGGGTGCGGTAAATAATTCCGGACGAACACCTTCGTCCGGAAGGAGGTAAAAATGGTAAGAGTAGAAGATAGAGGCGAAGGAAAATTTGACACACTCACAAAGGCTTTGAAGCTGGCAAGTTACACAATAGATATCACGGATAACAAGAAAGTATTTGTCCCGGAACACGCGAAGACAACCGAGCAGATCGTATTTCTTGCGAGGGATATCTACCATAAAGCAAGAGTAGCCAACAATATCCGGGTGGGAGACGATAAGGAGCTCCTGATGGAGAGACGAAGGCTACAGAATGAAGCCATTGAAGAGTGCGACCAGCTTCTTTCTGAAATTCAGATAGCAAAATTATTATTCCATCTCAGAACCAAGAGGGTAAAACACTGGGGAGGTATGGTGGAAGACCTGAAGGGCTACCTGAGAAATTGGAGAGAATCAGATGCAGACCGCTTCCGAAAGAAGCGTTAAGCATAAGGCTGTAGGCTATACGTGCGCAGAACGTCCGCTTGCGCTCCGCTAATCGTGGTAACGCGAACAACACGTGGTACATCAACTCCAGCGGTAACGTCAACAACAACAACGCGGTCAACGCGAATCGCTGCGCCCCGGATTGGGTTCTTCAGACGGACTAAAAGCCTTTGCATAGCGAGGTTGTCGGGAAATGGAGTACGCAAGGAGCCGAATGCCTGCCGAAAGGCGAACAATGCTGTGGCGATGCAGTTTCGCCCACGGACGGGACTGCTACCCACGCCACTGGTGAGGATGAAATGGATATCGAAGAAATCATAAGTTTTGAAGCATTATATAATTCCATGAATAAGTGCGTGAAAGGTGTACTTTGGAAGGACGGAGTTGCGAGTTTCTATCATAACTGGATCAGGGAGCTCCTGAGACTGGAGAAGGAACTGCATACCGGAACATACCGGGAACGCAAGCCCATCTTCTTTACGTTGACCGAGCCAAAGGTCAGGGAGATTATGAGTATCGCGTTCCGGGACAGAATTTTCCAGAGGAGTCTGAATGACGTTGCAATTTATCCGGCAACTACCAGAACATTCATTTATGATAACTTTGCGTGCCAGCAGGGTAAAGGTACCGAAAAGGCAAAGGAGAGATTAAAAGAGTTTCTCCGGAGATTCTACCGGAAGCATGGCACTGAAGGTTATGTTCTGCAGTGTGATATTAAAGGGTATTACCCGAATATGAGGCACGATGTAGCAAAGGAAATTTTGCGGAAGTATCTGGATGATGAGGTGTACCAATTAGCAGCTGAGATTCTGGATAATTTCCCCGGAGAGGTTGGTTTCAATCCGGGCAGTCAGATAATCCAGATTGTTGGAATTACTGCTTTGAACGAGATGGATCACTTCATAAAAGAAAGGCTCCGGATTAAATATTACATCCGGTACATGGATGATTTCCTTCTCATCAGCAATGATAAAAAGCAACTGGAACACAGTCTTGAGTGTATCAAAGAAATACTTGCCAATATGGACATGGAGCTGAATCTGAAAAAGACGAGCATTTATCCGATTACCAAGGGTATTAAGTTCTTGGGCTTCTATTTCAAGTTGAAAGAAACCGGGAAAGTGGTTGTAAGCATTGACCCGAAGAAAGTAAAGCATGAACGGAGAAAGCTCAGGAGGATGGCGAACCTTGTTAAGAAGGGGCTTAAATCACGAGAAAAGGTGGATGAGCATTTTGAATCGTGGAAGGTACACGCAAGCTACGGAGATTCTTACAAAATGATACAGAACATGAATAGTTTTTATGACAGTTTATGGAGGGATAACGATGATATTTAGAAAATTAAAGAAGTCTATCTCGGAAGCCAGAGCGCAGGAGCACATGGCAGCCAAAGTGGAAAAGCAGGAGGCTCTGCTTGAGTATGTTGCAATTATGGCAGATATTGAACTTCCGTCCGAAGAGACGGAAACCATGAACGGAAGCGAGGTACCGGATTATGAGTAAATTGGGAAGCACAGCAACAAAGTACAAGAAGTATTATGAAAGCGGATTCTGGACGAAGGAGATGCTGAAGAACGCTGCGGAAAAGGCAGTCGAGAAAGGTAAAATGTCTGCAGATGAATACGAGGCTGTTGTAGGCGAACCGTATAAGGAATAAGCTGCAGGAACTGTAAGGGAATTGCTATGAATATATTAGTTGTTTTGGATATGTTGTGCGAGATCACAACAAAACAGTCAGACCTTCTCAGGGAATTGGTTACGGAGCTGGAGCACATGAAGCAGGTATCTGATGAAGTGAAAGGTTATTACCGGGGACGATTTGATGAGATAGAAGGGATGCTGGATATCACAGAATATAGGAGCAGAGATATCCCGAATATGGAAGACGGTTTCAAAGAGGGATCGAAATAGGAGTCTGAACAAGGCTCCTTTTTGATTGCAACAAAAGGTGTTTAAAAGGGCTTTCAAAGCCCTTTTTTAAATACAAAAAATTATGGAAGGAGATGTAAGAGATGGCAAGTTTGGGCAGTGCAATAACCATTATTGTTGTATTCGCAATCCTGATCCAGTTCCTTGTGGACAGAGTAAAGGAGCTTGTGGGTGACAAGGTGATGAACATTGTAAAAGCACCGGTATGGGCTGTGGCTTTTGGTGTGCTTTTTGCTTTGATGTTCAACATTGATTTCTTTGCATTGATAGGCTACAGTTCACAGCTTCCTATCGTAGCGAAGATTATTACTGGCTTAATTATTTCTTCCGGTTCCACCGGAGTGCATGAGCTGGTAGCCAAATTGAGAGAAAGCAGAGTGGACAGTTAGGAGGTACACGATGAAAAAGAAGCGTATTTGTTTAGATCCTGGGCATTATGGCAAGCGTTATAATGCTGGGGTTGTTTCAGGGTATTATGAGTCTGTTACGGTGTGGAAGTTGACACAGTACGAGAAAGAATACCTTGAACAGATGGGTATTGAGGTTCTTGTAACCAGAAACAGCATGGATGAGAATCCGGCATTATACACGAGAGGAATGATGGCTGCAGGATGCGATTTGTTCGTAAGTAACCACACCAATGCTTGCGGTACCGAATCGGTTAGCAGAGCAGTGGTTATCCACCTTACAGACCGCGATGAGACTCTTATTGATGACCGTTCAAGAGAGTTTGCTATGCAGCTTGCCAAGGTGATCCAGAACACTATGGGTGTGAATGGGTACCAGATTTATTCCAAGTTGTCCGACAACGACAGAGACGGAAATGGAGAGAAAGATGATAATTACTATGGTGTATTGAATGGCAGCTTCTTGGCTGGTATTCCGGGTGTTATCGCGGAACATTCTTTCCATA